AAGATGTTTACTGGGTCGGAACAAGAGGTGTTCGCACCCTTACCAGAGATGCTGAAACGGAAATGTTTTTAGGCTGGGAGTCGTCAACCGGAGACAGATATGTAGATTGGATAAGGTGGTGGAGAAAGCATGGGGGTTGGAATAACCACTTTCCTCCACACCAACAGGTTAGCACAGTAAAAAAACGCCTGAAAAAATTTCCAAGAACCAAAGATTTAAAATTATGGAACTTCATCTTTTTAAGAAATCCTTACGATTGGCTAACCTCTTTATTTTGGCATAGAGTCAACATACCTAGTAATATGGACAGGGTTTACAAAAGGCATATCCTAGATAGTCCAGATCACGAAGCGGCTTTTAGCAACCTTATGGACTGTATGCTTTGGCAAAAGAGAACGAAAGCGGACCCAATACAATCATTTTGGATTAATAGCGATGTTGAATTTATCGGAGACTTTTCTAATCTAGAGGAAGATTTTACCAAAATTATGTCTCGTTTTGATATCGAGGTTGAAAACTTTCCAGTCAAGAATACGCGATCCAAGAAAAATAAGGATGTTTATTTTTGGGAAAATAAAAAACTATTAGACAAGGCACATAAACTTTTACGTAAAGATGTTAAGCTGTACGAAGATACGTTTCAAAAAGAGGTAAGGTATGACAACGGATGACAGATCGGCAGAATTTGTCAAAGCTATTGAAGAATGGAGCAGCTCCAAATTTCTTGCTAAAGTAGAACCTCCTAAAGAAATAGAATTGGTAATCAATGCGGATTTTGAAGAAATGCAGTCATGGAGTCAGGAAACGTGCTATATCAACGCTTTTAGGCTCTATGCGTATTCAGAATACTTGGCCGGAATAAAAGCCAAAGAAAAAATCGTTTTAGATTGGGCAGATGGTGCCATTTGGTTTATAATAGGTAGTACATTAGACCAATACGGTGACGGGTTTACTAAATGGGAAAAGAAATATTACTCTGCTATAAAAGAAAATCCACTAGCCACAAAGATACTGAAAGTAAAGAACCATGCACATGCTAGGGTTTCGTCGGTAGACGGTAAGCAGGAAAGAATGATTAAAATGGCAGATACGCTAAATAATATGGCTAGGAGAAAATAATGAGCAAAAGCGAGATAAAAGAAAAGGTAAGACGACTTATCGACAAGGCCAAAGAGTCGGGAGACGTTGACCTTCTAGACTTAGCTATGGACTTGCTGGATCAGGTTCCTGTTTCAGACGTAGTAGAGGAAATGAAACAAGCGTCAAATAAGGCGAAAGAAGTTCCCCGCGATCCGGTTTCCGGTGGAGAATTTCTTATGAACGCCGAAACTAAAAATCGTAAACCGCTAGAAGTTAAACAAAGAGAAAACCTTTACAAAGACACAGGTGAACATAAGGATGAAGTTAACAAGACTCCAGAAGTTGAGCTAACCGAAAGACGAAGACCGTCCTTTAAAAAAGTAGAACAAACATGCCAAAGATGCAACAAGTCCATTCTTGTTAACCCATCATTCGCTAGAGACTTTTTTACATGTGACTCTTGCCTGAGAAGATAATTTATGAGCAGCATGAAACTAAGCGATTTGGCAGCAGAAAGAGCCGTACTAGCAGCGTTATGTCAGTACGGCTTAGATGCTTATCTTGAGGTAGACTTTGTAGATTCTCGGTCTTTTACAGATCCTATGAATCAGCTTTTGTTTGACTGCATTTATAAATCTATTTCCGAAAATACTCAGGTCGAGCTATCCTCGATACTGTCGGCTGGTAACGATCTAGGCGTATCAGAACAGATGAACTCCAAGGATGAAATATCCTTCATGCGTTCACTGTTTAACTTTCCTATAACTAAACAGAACGTAGGGGTATACGCTGCAAAAATAGCGAAGCTAAAACTAGCTAGAGACTTATCGCAAACTTTAAAGGCTTGTCAAAAAGAATTAGGCAACGTTACTGGTGACGAAGATATTATGAATATCGTCGCCAAGATTGAAGAGCCTCTTCTGGATGCGACTGGTGATATTTATCAGTCTTCTAGCAAGAAAACTGAATTGTTAGGGGATGGCTTAGATGACTACTTAGAGTTCTTGTCTGAAAACGTTTCTGACTTCGTGGGGATTCCTACAGGTCTTCCTGCCTTAGATGCTGCAATCGGTGGTGGACTGAGAAGAAAGTGCGTTGACCTTGTTGCAGCTAGGCCAAAAGTTGGTAAGTCTATGCTCGGTGACGCTGTTGCAAAGCACGTAGCGTCAAATATAAATGTTCCGGTTCTTGTTTTAGACACAGAAATGTCAAAAGAAGATCACTACAATAGAATGTTGGCTGATGAGTCTGGGGTAGAGATTAACAGAATATCCACAGGTCGTTTTACAGAAAGTGAAATCGAAAAAGAAAAAGTTCATAACGCAGCAAAAAAACTTCAAGAAATTCCATACCACTATATCAGCATTGCTGGCGAATCTTTTGAGAACATTATTTCTCAGATGAGAAAATGGATTTACCAACATGTAGGATTTGACGAATCTGGTAGAACAAATGATTGTGTTATTGTGTACGACTATCTAAAATTAATGGGTAGCGAGGGCATCAACGCATCTATGCAAGAGTATCAAGTGCTTGGTTTTCAAATTACCAAGTTGCACAACTTTGTTGTAAAGTATGACGTTGCATGTCTAGCGTTTGTTCAGTTGAACCGTGACGGTATTACAAAAGAGACAACGGACGTTGTTTCCGGCTCTGACAGGCTTGTGTGGCTCTGTACCAGCTTCTCGATCTTCAAGCTAAAGTCAGATGAGGAAAAGGCAGAAGATGGGCCTGAGAACGGAGATAGGAAGATTGTTCCGGTCGTTGCTAGGCATGGCGAAGGCTTGGACGACGGTGACTACATCAGTATAAAAATGTTTGGTAAATTTGGAAGAATCCAACAAGGGCTAACTAGGAACGAAATTCATGACAGTTCGCGATCAAGAGAGCAAGGATTTGAAACCGAAGAGTTTGACGAAGAAGAAGATATCGTCACTCTGTGACGCATTGCTTCCTAAGTCGAAACAGCTACTAGATTATTTTGGCGTGGAATGGGTAGAATTTCCAAATAGATTGGCTTTCCCTTGCCCTATTCATAGCGGAGATAATCCAGAGGGTTGTTGCATATTTACTGACGGGGAGTCAAACGCTGGCAACTGGTCCTGCTGGACAAATCACTGCGAAGAAGAACATGTCGGAAATCTTTTTGGTTTTGTTCGTGGTTGCTTGAAGCAACACAGGGGCAAGGATATTTCTATGGTTGAAGCGGCGTCTTTTATTTGCTGGTTCTTGGATACTGATATAGATGAAATAGAGTCTAAATCTATTGACAGAAGCAATCGCACAATAGACTTGTTTAACAGGGAAATTGTGAGAAAAGAGTCTCAGTTTACAAGGTCATCAATTAGAAACAAGCTAAAGATTCCTTCGGAATATTTTTTGGGAAGGAATTATAGCCATGAAGTATTGGAAATTTTTGATGTTGGCGAATGTACCGTTGAAAATCAGCCCATGTCAGGAAGGGTTGTGGTTCCTCTGTATGACGAATCTAACAACTATGTAGGATGTGTTGGTAGAGCGATTAAAGAGCATCTACAACCTAAATGGTTGCATAGCAAAGGCTTTAACAAAAACATACTTTACGGACTAAATCACGCCAAAGATAACATACTTCAAACAAGAACAGTTATTCTGGTAGAGGGGCAGGGCGATGTTTGGCGAGCATTTGAATCCGGTCTAAATATGACAGTAGGAATATTCGGCACAGCACTAAGCGAAGACCAATTAATACTACTAGAGTCATCAGGAGCGTTGAATATTGTTATACTAACAGATTATGACGAAGCGGGAAAAAAGGCCGCTGAATCAATAATTAAAAAATGCGGAAGAAGATTTAATTACATTAGGCCGGATTTGGACGATTGGTTTGAGGCCAATAATGTTCCAGTGAAGCAACGCGATTTGGGGCAGATGACAAATCAAGATATAGAACAAGAAATTTTCCCCTATTTACCATTTACAAAGGAAAAAG